CACGGGCATTCGGCGAGGCGTTTGTAAGATATTCAAACGAGATCGCTGATTTGGTAGTAGAAGACAGCAAGGCCGACGACGAGATCGTATATGCAAAAAGCGTCCTTGATCGTCGCATACGTGAAATAGTGGGCGAGGATAACTTCTCGCCATTCGATGAAAGGTATGGTAGGCGATAATGGCTAAAAACGTAGGCTGGGAAGCCAAAAGCAACCACGACGGCAGTTACACGGTTACCGTTAACGGCAAACAATATTATTGTGCAGATACGCATGAATTTCTGCACTTTTTAGAAGATATCGGCGAAAGGTGGGAGGATAGTGAAATTCGAAAAGGATGAACGCCGCGAGTTTTCTACCGGCGCAGTGAGAGATAAGGCCGACGGGAAAGGGCGCTATGATTTGCTGCCGTGGGGCGCGATGCACGCCCTTGCTCAACACTGCGAGCGCGGCGCGATCCACTACGGGGAACGCAACGTCGACAAAGGCATACCCCAGCACAGCTTGATAGACAGCGGCATACGGCATCTTAGCCTGTACATACAGGGCGACGCGGAAGCGCATCACCTTGTAGCGGCGCTGTGGAATATAGCGTGGGCTGTGGAACAGGAAATAAAACGGCCTGAAATGGTCGATTTGCCCGAACGCGGCGAACATTCGGGCATAGCATTTTGAAAGGATGGGAAACATGAAAAGACTACTATACGCAATACGCCTATGGCTGTTAGATGTTCTCGGCGGTGTGCCAAAGCCGCATTATGATTATTTACATGGCCTGCTGCATAGCGAACGCAGAGACCACAACATTATATGTTGCGAATACGAGGGCGAAATACGCGATTACCGCATAGCTATCCGTGAAATCTGTCGCCGCAGTGAAAACACCTATTACGACTGGTGCTGCGATCAGTGCGCTTGCGACTGCGATAAGCGTAACGGCTGGTGTAACGGTTTTGAACCTGTAAGCTATGGAAAGTGACTGCCGTAATTGCCCGGATAGAACGCCGTTTTGCCACGCGGAGTGCGATAGTTATAAAGCGTTCTGCGCAGATAACAAGGCCGATAAAGCGGCGAAAAAGGCGTATTTGGACAAGCATAATGCACCAAACGGCGTATTGATCAACGGCTATATACGCCGAAAGAAAAAAGCAAGATTATTCAATGGAAAGAGGGTAAAGTGAATATGTATTCTATAGAACGGCCATTAGAGCCGCCTGATTTTCCTGCCCCCGATTGCATATGCCAGGAATGCGACGGCTGGTTTTACGGCGACGATATAATGTACATTTCCAACGGTCGGCGTTTGTGCCCTGATTGCTTTAGAGAAGAAATCAACGATTTGCCGACCGAAGAACTTGCCGAGCTTATCGGCGCAGAGGTTATAAACGCAGAGGATGCAAGGGAGGTGCATAAACCATATGGGAGAATGCGTTATTGTTTACGGTAAATCCGGCAGCGGAAAAAGCCGAAGCCTACTTAACTTCGGCGAGGACGAGATTTTTCTTGTTAACGTTATCGCAAAGCGCTTGCCATTTCGAAAAAAATTTAAGTATACGATGGTCAGCGACAATCCTGTTAAGATTATGAACGGACTGAAAAAGATGCCGGTAAAAACGGCAGTCATCGACGATAGCGGTTATCTAATGACTAATGCTTTTATGCAAGGCCACTCGGCGCCGAAAAGCGGATCAAGCTCATTCGATCTGTATAACAGCATTGCCGATAGCTTTTGGGGGCTGCTGATGTTCATTAAAAACGAGCTGCCCGAAGATATTATTGTATACATAACCCTTCACGAAGACACAAGCGACTATGGCGAGACCAAAATACGCACAATTGGCAAACTGTTGAATGAAAAAGTATGCATTGAAGGCATGGCAACTATCGTGCTGCGATGTGTAGTCCGCGACGGTAAGCATATGTTTATCACGCAGTCTGACGGCAGCGATATAAGCAAGTCACCGGAGGGCATGTTTGAGCTTGAGATCGAGAACGATTTAAAATTCGTCGATCAAACAATCCGTGAGTACTGGGGGCTGTGATATGGCTAAGTTTGAAAACGGTGTACCCGGTTATGTAGAGGGTACGGCAACCGTCAAGGTATTTTTCCCGATAGACACGACCGGCAAAGCACACATCAACTGCCGACAGTGCTATTTCTACAAATGCAATACTTACAGGTGCATGCTTAATAACGAAGTGTGCGCCGAACCTGATAAATATGTGGGTGTCAGTTGCCCGCTTGAATATTGAAACAAGAAAGGAACAAGTAAACAATGATTAAATCTTACAACGGCTTTAAAGCAGAACGCACCACAGCGCGTGAAACACTCCCGGCAGGCGGCTATGTAGCTAAGATCATGGACGCAAGCGTTATCGATTACGATTGGGGCAGCGTCCTGAAAATCGATTTCGACGTTGCTGAAGGTGAACACAAGGGCTTTTTCGCGGCAGACTATCGCGCAAACATCAACGATGATAAGAAATGGCGCGGTTGCTATCGCATTAACATCCCGAACGAAAGCAATCAATATTTCGACAGTCAGAAGAAATCATTTAACAACCTTATAGCATGCCTTGAGGAAACCAATAACGGCTACCACTGGGATTGGGATGAAACCAAACTCAAGGGCAAGGGGCTCGGCGTTCTGTTCCGTAATAAGGAATGGGAATATAACGGCAATACCGGCTGGACAACCGAATGCTGCGCCGTTACCACTGCACAGGATGTACGCGACGGCAATTTCAAAATGCCGAAGGACAAGCCTCTTAAAAAGACCAATGCTACATCCGCTTATCCGGCTGCGACGTTCACAACAATGGACGATGATGATAGCGACCTGCCGTTCTAAAGCCCATGACACCACGCGAAATCGAAGATGCGCTCGGAGGCATGGTGATATTGGTAGATACGCGTGAACAGGATACACCACGCTTCAGAGCGCGATTGGAAAGCATGAACTGCCTTTATGAAAGGTGTAAGCTCGATTTTGGCGACTACTCGGCGAAGTTTTCTGTAGGCGGCGAATGGCTGATGCTAAACGCCGCCGTAGAGCGCAAGATGGATTTTTCAGAATTAGCTCAATGCTTCTGCAATGGCCGTGCGCGCTTCGCACGGGAATTTGAACGCGCCAAAGCTGCCGACGCAAAGATCTATCTGCTGATAGAAAACCAGTGCTGGGAAGATGCCTACAGCGGCAACTATCGCAGTCAGATGAAACCGCAGGCATTTGTTGCGTCGCTGTTAGCATGGCTGGCGCGTTATCGCTGTCAGGTCATATTCTGCGATCAACGCACAAGCGGCAAACTGATACACGATATCCTTTACCGTGAAGGACGCGAAATGCTGGAAAGGATGATGCTAAATGAATGCAAAACATAAAAGCGCATTAATAAAAGATATGCTTGATTTCGCTGTTGTTGCTACAGCTTACGGGCTTGACTTTAATCGCGCCGGTTTTGCAAGATGTCCTTTTCACACCGAGAAAACGGCATCATTCAAAATTAAAAACCGGCATAGCGCCCATTGTTTCGGCTGCGGCTGGTCAGGCGACGTTATCAGTTTTACCGGGCAGTTGTTCAATCTCGATTTTGAACAATCGACGCGAAAGCTGATTAACGACTTCAACTTACCGATAGTGGCCGACCGCAAAATGACTTTACGCGAGGACAGCGAGATCACAGCAACCTGTAATGCAGCAATCACGGAGCACAACAAGCGCAAACAGGCCGAGAAAGAGCTTCAGCGACGCTATGACAACCTTTTATGGGTATATGCCACACTTGATAAGTGGAAGCGCAAATATGCCCCTGAGAGCCCTACAGAGCCTTTAGACGAGCATTACATCATTGCCTGTAAAGAAATCGACGGTGCAGCTTATAGGCTGATGCTGTATTCATAAGGGGGATAGCATGACGAAACTGATTGACTGCAACCAATTAACGGATGAAGCCATAGCGAACATGAACGCTACCGAGCTTATCAATTCCGTTTTGGTTTCGTTTGATATCCCCGACGTGATAGAACGCGAACGCATACAGGCGCTTATGCAGATAAGGGCGGCAGAAGTTGGCGCGAAAGTAGTCGTTAACCGTCAGCTCGGCGCGTACCGTCAAAAAGACAAGCAGCTTGAAGCTGATTTTAAAAAATCACAGGCACAAGATAAAAACGACCTTGACTTACGCTTAAACGACAAAGGCGTACCCGTTCCAACTATCGACAATTTTCTTAAAATCATGCGCGGAAGAATGGAATATAGCAGCATTCGTTTTAATGTGCTGCGCAATTCACCCGAGATCACGCATAACGGCGAAATATGCCGATGGTCGGACGCGGATGCGGCACAAAGCCGAAATTTCTGTGAAGCCAATTACGGCCTGTACAGCGACAAAAAACACTCTGACGCTTTACGCATTTTGTGGAAGGAACGCGAATATAACCCGATAAAGGACATAGTTGACACTCTTGAATGGGACGGAGAAGAACGTTGCATACATTTTCTCTCTAAATGGGCGAAAGTCGAGGACACCGCTTACACTCGTGAGGTCAGTCGCCTGATATTTGCCGGCGGCATTAACCGGCTCTATCTGCCCGGCTGCAAGTTTGATGATGTTCCTGTACTCATCGGTGCAAAGCAGGGCGAAGGCAAATCCACGCTTGTTAAATGGCTTGCCATTAACGATAGTTATTTTTCCGAAGTAACCGAAATGGACGGCCAAAAGGCCATAGAGCAATTAGAAGGTGCGTGGATATGCGAGGTCGCGGAGCTGCTTGCACTTACCAAAACGAAAGAGCAGGAGGCCGTCAAGTCCTACATAACACGGCAGCGCGACAAATACAGGCCGCCTTACGACGTTAATGCAATGGAGTTTCCGCGCCGCTGCATCTTTATAGGCACGACCAACAACGAACAATTTCTGCGTGACAAGACCGGCAACCGCCGTTTTTACCCCGTAACAGTCAATAGCAATGGTTATGACCTACACGACCACGAACAGGAATGCCGCGATTATATCATTCAATGCTGGGCAGAAGCGCGTGTAAAATTCGAGCAAGATAAAATGCCAGCTTTCGCAGATCGTTCTCTGCTGTCCGAATACAAGCATGCACAGGATGAAGCAATGGAGGATGATTGGCGTATCGGCGTTATTGAACGCTATCTTGATAACAAAGCTTGTGGCGACACAGTGTGCATAAAAGAGCTAAAGTGTGAAGCCCTGTTTCCTGATAGTAATTTCCAATGCGACTTGTCACCGAAAGAGTCTCAAGAGATTTCTCAAATCATGTCTAAGCTGTCAGATTGGGAAAGGATAGGTAGAATTTACACGATGAATTATGGCAGACAACGCTGCTGGCGTAAGAAAAGCGCAAGTTTAACGAGCGAGTGCGAGTTACCGTTTTAAGCGCATTGCACAAACAAAAGCAACAAAATTAGTGCAATATGTACAGAAAAGTGGACAAGTAATCCCCCCTTGTCCGCTTCCTGTCCTATATCCTGTCCTACGGCTCAAGCCGTTGGTACTACTATCTTTTCTCTTTCTTTAGGACAGGTAGGACAAGAAAATAATAATAAAGAGTATTCCGTAAAATAGAGTATGGTGTACACCATATAAGAAAATGAAACACTTATATACGGAAACCAGTGGACATGCGTCCTTGTGTCCCGTATCAAAATTCGAAAATCGGAGGTGTTCAAAATAAGCAATTTGTCAATAACTGCAAAAAATATCATCCTGCAAGCGGCTCAAAATTTGCCTTTGCAAGGCGAACGATCACCGGCTGACGAGCTGCTATATTACCAAGCTCGAGAACTCTACGACCTCCATGCTAAAGGCATGATAACCGCCGCTATAGGCGCTGAACGCAAAAACAAAATAATAGCCGCCTATATAATTAATTCAAATCGTGAGCAGCAATATACCCAAAGCAACATGCAAATTGCAGAATTCTACAAATCAATCGAGGCCGCCGGTTGTAAGTATGCCAAGAATAGAACAATCGAAAACGCTGATCGACTTTACTATGAAGTCTATCACATGATACCGAAAGGAGCAGCGTCATGAACAAAAAACCAAACACGAAAGAAGAAGTACGCGAATTCTTAGAAATTGTTGGCGCTTTGGCCGAAGTAGCTCTCAACTTTTATCGCGCTTTAATCGCAGTTGGGGCTAATAACATTGAAGCAATCTCAATCACTCGCGCTTACTTAGCGTCATTCAATACTCCAACCAACAATTATACAACAGAAGGTGATAACTAACATGGCAGAATCTAAATCTAAAACCAAAACTTCAACCGAAACAACAACGGCCGAAATAACGCCCAAGCGCGGACGCGGCCACCCTAAAGGTGCAGGCGGTTACAAACGTCCTGACAGCACAGTGCAAGCCGAACCCGGCGATAACCGCAAATATCTCGAACACAACCTCAAAATGTGGAATTGGCCATCGGTCGACATGAAAAAACCTGAAAACGTCCTAGAACGTGTTACTCTCTACTTCCAAACCTGCGCTGATGACGATATGAAACCCTCTGTTGCTGGGTTGGCATTAGCTTTTGGCATTGACAGAAGAACTTTGTGGAAGTGGATAAATGGCATTCAAAGCGACTTTGTAGCCTCCGAAAGCAGAGTCGCACTCAAAAAAGCATATATAATTTTGAACGCCCAAATGGAAAATTACATGCAAAACGGCAAGATAAATCCCGTAGCAGGAATTTTCCTTATGAAGAATAATATGGGATATCAGGACAAGCAGGAGGTCGTTGTAACGCCTAACCAGCAGCTTGGTGAACAGATACCGGCTGAGACTTTGGAGAAAAAGTATCTTGAGGACGTGATCGGTGTGTCAGCCAGCGACTATGAAGTAGATTCCTGAGCGACTATGCCGAGCGACTATGGCGGGCTCACGACTATGACACAGCCGGACGGCGAAGCCGAACAACTCTCACTCGACTATCGGGTAAAAGCCACCGACTATCGCTGAATCGTCAGCGACTATCAAACGACTATCGACTATGCCCCGCGCGTAAGCGCTGAAAAATTTTTAGCCTTAAAAACTGAGCAAAAAGCAAAGCAAAACCGCCGAGCGCCTGTTATGGGTACTCGACGGTGTTTTTTTATTTGTTATGATCCGCGCGGCTCACGTTGCCAAAAATGCGTTTGTTCGTTAAATGCCGCTGAAACGCGCTCTAATCGGCTTTTGTTTTGCAAGGGTATTATAACTGACGCGCTCGAAAACCCGCTCACAAACGATTGCAGAGGGCAAAAACAAAGCACATATGAGCATGCAGCGTAACACGTCGTATTTTAACGGCGCTGCAATCGGCTTTTCTCGCCCGGCTATACAGCCGGTATGGTAAAAAGAAAATCGCCCTGAAGCGTATTCAGGGCGGTGCAGGAGGTTATTTATTTTTCTTCATGCAATCGAATAAAATCATGATCGGAAGTATAACGATAATTAATAACACTGTCATTTTTTAAAATCCCATTTCTACATATCTTTTCAGTGTACCCATTTAATGCCGTCGTAGTGTTCCGCGCTGATCTCGTTTACAATGGCGAGAATTTCGGCAGTGGTATAACTGGGATTCCGCTTGTGTATGCGCTGTTCTAAGCAAAGATTTCGCCAGGACTGGCCGTCTTCGTCGGTGTACTGCGTGTCAATGTGCAATCCAGCAGGGTTGATGATCTCTTGCACGGGGTGTTTCAGCAGTGCCCCGGTGCGCTTGTTGGTATAGCGTGTCTGGCTGCGGTTCTGCCAAAGAGAGAATTCAAGAAAATAATTCCGGCCGTCTTTGCTGGGGATCGTCTCGCCCATCGTGCATACACGATAATTGCCAACGTCGCTTTTAGTGGTGACCGGGACGCCTCCATTAAAATTATATCCGCGCTTTTCGAGTAACAAATAGTTCTTTCCGTTGATGATCATTATAATTTCCTCCTTGATTTTTTACGGTGGAGGCGGTACAATAACTGTGCTGCTCTCCTTGGCGGTGCGCTCCCGGTTTGCTTCCTACGGCTTCGGGTGCGCTTTTTTGTTTACGTGCGTATTATAATGCCCATTTAAATATATGTCAAGTATTTTGCAACACATTTTACCCATAAAATATACACAATAATGTGTGCGGGTATTTGTGCACGATGCCCATATAATCATACCCTATTGAAATGCATAAACAGCCCCGCCTGGCGGCCGGATGATCATAGGGGGGCGGGGGATATACGGCCAGGGCAGGCGGCGGGGTTAGTTATTTTAGTACCCAAATCATAAAAAAGGCTCGAATTGCCTGTTAGTAGCAAGGCGTGGTTTCAAAAATCGCCGAAAAATAAAAAAGGCAATTTCTCAAGGGATGCTTCTGAAAAATAGCAAAAACAAAAAAGAAATTTAATTATGGGATTTTGGGCACGATTAATATTGACACAATGCGTTGTGCGTGGTATTGTATAGTAAAGCAAGTGAAAAGGAGCATGGGTATAATGAAAGTTGGGTATGTTCGTGTATCGACAGAGGAGCAGAACACTATTCGCCAAGAGATTTTGATGAAGGAACTCGGCGTTGAAAAAATTTATATTGAAAAGGCGAGTGGGAAAAGCCGCGCTGGCCGTCCTCAACTGGAAGCTATGCTGGACTATGTGCGTGAGGGCGATGTTGTTATTGTTGAGAGCATCAGCCGATTTGCGAGAAGCACGAAAGATTTGCTGAGCTTGATTGAACAGTTGAAGAGCAAGAAGGTAGCTTTCGTTTCGCAGAAAGAGAATATTGATACAGAAACACCGCAGGGTCAATTTATGTTGACGGTGTTCGGCGCTATGGCGCAGCTTGAACGTGATCAGACTTTGCAAAGGCAAGCGGAAGGGATTGCGGCGGCAAAAGCAGCTGGGAAGTATAAAGGCAGAAAGCCTATTGCTATTGATGAGGGACTTTTGAAAGACGTTCATGCGTCGTGGTATAAGAATGAGATCACCACCGCGCATGCTATTAAACGGCTGTGTGTTAGTCGGAATACTTTTTACCGTAGAATGTGGGAGTATGAAGACGAAATGGGTATCCCCCGCAAGAATGGGAGCAACGCATGAAAGAAAGGTATAAGCACGAAGCAATCTTAAAGGATGAATAAGCAATGAAATATTTTTTCAATCTCATCGGTTATATACTGGTAATAATATGTATCGCACTGCTGTTAGCGTATGTGATACCGAGAATTTTATAAAGTAGGCTCTTGCAAGGGCAAGGGTGACAGCTAAGGGGCTATCTCGAAAGGGGTAGCCTCTTTCCGTTTAGTGGAGGTGTTTATGAAATTAATTCGTAAGGTCGATATTTTGGGCTCGAAATACGCTGCTTATCGGGTAAAATCGGGCGAAAATGAATATATGGAAAGGATGCATTACGGCGGGTTATGCTGTGCCGGTGATCGTAAGATTTACATTCTTGATTTGACTACGGTTGAGGATTGGAAAGACGAAAGGGAGGAAGTGCGTAAGAGCTCGGAGGCTTGCACTTTGCGTCACGAGGTAATACACGCATTTTTGAACGAAAGCGGCTTACAGTGGAATGCTGCTGCGTTAGACCAATCGTGGGCTAAGAATGAAGAAATGGTTGATTGGATAGCTATTCAATTCCCGAAGATATTTAAAGTGTATCAAGAATTGGGGTGCTTAGAGTGAATTACAAAAAGCTTGCGAGCTCTATAAATGCTGCGATTGATAAGAAACCTGATGATAAGGGAGCTTACGGGGATCTTTTCTCGCTTTGCCGCGCATGGGAAGCTGAGGATTTTGCAGCGGCTCACGCTGCTAACAAGGCGCTAAAGGCAAAGTGCGCTGCGCAGCTGCGTGTGAGCGCAGATAAAGCGTCGTTTTATGAGCAGTGGCGTAAGTGCCTGCTGTTTGAAGCACCGCACGATTTTGACAGTTATTTGACGTATATGGAGCTTGACAGGCAAGCGGATAAGCGCTTTTATCAGCCGCGAAAGAAGCAGCTGAAGCCTGTGGTTGACGCTTTACAGGCGCTTTGCGGTGACGATGAGCTCGACCTACTGGCCGTGAGCTTACCCCCCGGTGTCGGTAAGACCACGCTTGCAATCTTCCTGCTTACGTGGATAGCCGGGCGCGATCCGAATCATCCGAACCTTACCGGCAGTCACTCCAACTCGTTTGTACGCGGCGTATATGATGAGTGCTTGAGGCTGTTCGACGCGCAGGGCGAATATCTTTGGCATGACGTATTTCCCGCCGTTCAGGTCAGCAACACAAACGCTAAGGATTGCCGCATCGATCTTGATAAGTGTCAACGTTTTGAGACGCTGGAGTTTACCTCTATAGGCACAGGAAACGCCGGTTTGTACCGCGCTGCGAATTTGCTTTACTGTGATGACTTGGTGTCGGGTATTGAAGTCGCACTCTCTAAGGAGCGGCTTGACAAGCTGTGGGAGACGTATACCACTGACTTGCGGCAGCGTAAGATCGGCGATAAATGTAAAGAGCTTCATATCGCTACTCGGTGGAGCGTACATGATGTTATAGGTCGCTTGGAACGGGAGTATGAGAATAACCCTCGCGCGAAATTCATTCGCTTTCCCGCTATGAACGAGAACGACGAGAGCAATTTTGATTATGATTACGGCGTAGGGTTTACTACAAAGTTTTATCGTGAGCAGCGGGACATTATGGACTCTGTCAGCTGGAAAGCGCTGTACATGAACCAGCCGATAGAGAGGGAAGGACTTATTTATCATCCTGATGAGCTGCGGCGTTTCTTTGAACTGCCCACGCAGGAGCCGGACGCTGTTATCGGCGTATGTGATACTAAGGATAAAGGCGCTGACTATGCGTTTTTGCCTGTTGGCTATGTGCATGGACAGGATTATTATATCGGCGATTGTATCTGCGATAACGGTTTGCCTGACACTGTAGATATTCGCCTTGCGGATATTCTTGTGCGAGACAAGGTCAATATGTGCCGTTTTGAAAGCAACTCGGCCGGTCGACGTGTGGCGGAGAAAATTCAAGGCGAGGTTAAAAGGCTTGGCGGCATTACTAACATTACAACGAAATTTACAACGGCGAATAAGGAAACAAAAATCATTGTAAATTCAGCGTGGGTCAAAGAGCACTGCTTGTTTTTGGACGAAAGCAAATATAAGCGAAATTCGGACTACGGCCGGATGATGGATATGCTTTGCTCGTACACCGTAGCTGGTAAAAACAAGCACGACGATGTACCTGACGGAATGGCTATGTTTGCGGAATTCGCTCAGAGCTTAAGCGGCACTAAAGTAGAAGTGTTTAAGCGGCCTTGTTAGTGTGCGAAATAACAAATAATAGAAATAATTCAAAGTGTGATAGTTTTGCTTGACACAGAATTAAATGTATAATAATGTAGGAATTAGTAAAGGAGGTGTCACAAATAGCGGGACGTATGTTGTTTGGGCGGCGTGTTATATACACGGATGTCGCTGAGATCAACGCAAAAAATATAGTTGATGTTCTTAAAAAAGCACTATTTGTGCACCTACAGAATAGCGCGGATATTGACTATCTTTATCGCTATTATTGCGGAGATCAGCCGATTATTCATAGGGTCAAGGACGTAAGACCGGAGATTTGCAACAAGATCGTGGAAAATCGCGCTAATGAGATTGTGTCGTTTAAGGTCGGCTATCTTATGGGCGAGCCTGTGCAGTATGTCAGCCGTGATGACGAGGAGAGCATTGCGTCTAAGGTGTTGAAGCTTAACAGCTATGTGATATCTGAGGACAAGGCCGCTAAGGACAAAGAGCTTGCGGATTGGTTTCATATTTGTGGCACGTCTTATCGGATGATTCTGCCTGATGCGAATGTGAACATAGAGGAAGATGAAGCGCCGTTTGAGATATTTACACTTGACCCGCGTTTTGCTTTTGTGGTCTATTCAAGTGAACTTGGCAATCCGGCGCTGTTGGGCGTAAAGTATATACTCCGCGAGGACGGGACGCTTGTTTATTCTTGTTACACGCGAGATCATTATTATGAGATAGAGAATCTGTCTACTATCACGCGCAGCGAAGATCAGATACTTGGTATTCCGATCATTGAATACCCTGCGAACGCTGCAAGGCTTGGCGCTTTTGAAATTGTGCTGCCGCTTTTGGACGCTATAAACACGACCGAAAGTAATCGTATCGACGGTGTTGAGCAGTTTGTTCAGGCGCTTATGCTTTTCCACAATGTCGACATTTCGAGCGACGATTTTTCAAAACTGCGTAACGAGGGCGCGATCAAGTTTAAGGACATTGATCCTCAGTTCAAAGCAGAAATTGAATATCTTACTTCCGAGATGAACCAAACGCAAACTCAGACGCTTGTCGACAGTATGTATAACACTGTGCTGACAATTTGCGGTATGCCGAACAGAAACGGTGGTTCTTCAACATCGGATACCGGTTCAGCCGTTATTATGCGTGACGGCTGGTCATCTGCCGAGGCAAGAGCTAAAGATACGGAGCTTGTGTTTAAAAAAGCGGAGAAAGAGTTTCTCAAATTGCTGTTGCGCATTTGCCGTGATCTGAGCGATTTGAGCCTGAAGCTTTCAAATCTCGAAATTCGCTTTACAAGGCGAAATTATGAGAATATTACCGAAAAAGCGAACGTATTGACTATGATGCTCGCTAATCCTAAAATCGCGCCAGTGCTGGCGTTTACACACTGCGGCCTATTCAGCGATCCGCAGCTCGCTTACAGAATGAGTATGGAGTATATGGAAGAGCAGCAGAAAAAGGCTGCGGAGGTAATAGCTAATGGAGGCAAAACCGAGAGCGGCGATGCAGCTAACGCCGGAGATGATAACGGCAATAGAACAGGCACTGAGCCAACGCAGCAGAATTGAGATCGGCGTAAAGAACAATAAAATTTGCGTTTGGGAGATCAAAAGCAAAACTAAATACGAACAGCCTATTACATAGGGTATTAGGAACAGCCAATTAGGGGCTATCGATATCGAAAAGATGTCGGTAGCTCCTTTTTTTGTTATCTTTTTTTCCTTCCTGTTGCCCCTGAGCTCTGCGGAGTGTTCATGAAAGCTCACCGTTGCGCGCGGTATGAGAAAGGCAGCAGCAAAAAGTAATCAATCGCTGAGAGGCGTTAGCTGTCAGAGAAGACGTTAAAACGCGAAAGGGAGATAACCCTACCAAAAACAGAAAACACAGTCAGAGAAGACTAAAAAACGCAGGAGGTAATCATCATGGCAAAAATCGATGTAAGCAAAATCGACGGTTACGAGAATATGACCGCCGAGCAGAAAATTTCCGCATTAGAAGCTTATAACTCGCCTGAACCTGACTATACGGGTTGGGTAAAGAAAGACCTGTATGACAAAGCTGCTTCTGAAGCTTCTTCATGGAAGAAAAAGCACAATGAGCTTCTTTCTGAAGACGAACGCAAAAAGCAGGAGCAGGCTGACAGCATCGCGCAGATGCAGGAAGAGCTTGACGAGCTGCGCGAGGGCAAAAAGGTTTCTGAGTATAAAGCTAAGTTTATTGCTCAGGGCTATGACGAAGCACTTGCAGAGGAAACCGCTAAGGCAATGGCAGAGGGCAACAGCGAAAAGGTTTTTGCTAATAATCAGAAGTTTCTTGATGATTACGCGAAAAGAGTTAAAGCAGATGCTCTTAAAAAGACTCCGAGACCTGCACCTGGCCAGGGCGGTAACGAGTCTGTAAATTACGACGAAAAGATTTCAAACGCGCAGAAAGCCGGAGATTTCACGGCGGCTGCGTATTACACGCGCCTTAAAGCTCAGGCAGAGGCGCAAATTCAGAATGAATAAAGGAGAAAACCAATTATGGCAGATACTTTTGCTACAAGTTTTGGGGTACTTAACTACTCCGGAATGCTTTTTAACAAGGGTAATACCCGCACTCCGCTGTCCTCGATCATAGGCGGCAGAGCAAAGACGACCAATCATGTTGAGTTCGTTACCGGTCAGGAGTTTACTTCCGGCGGTGGTGCTCAGCCTGCTATCAGTGAGACCGCGTCGCTTACTGCGCCTGACGCAACCGTAGTAACTCGTGAGCAGAAAACGAACGTTACTCAGATTTTTCAGGAAAGCGTAGGCATCTCTTATGCAAAGCAGTCGAACATGGGCACTCTGAGCGGCATCAATATTGCCAATCAGCAGGCTAACCCCATGAACGAGCTCGATTTTCAGGTCGCTGCGAAGATGATGAAGATCAATGCCGATATCGAGTATACCTTCATCAACGGCGTATATAACAAGGCCACCGATGACAGCAAGATCAACAAGACCCGTGGTCTCGTTCCTGCTATCACTACCAACACCAAGGCAATGGCATCCAAGCCTCTCGGCCTGTGGGATATCGCAGATATGGTCAAGAAAATCTATGGTCAGAATGCGCCCACTACCGGCCTGTGCCTGTGGTGCGATGCAACTACCATGTTCCAGATCAACGCTGATGCGGTGCAGAACGGCCTGTCGGTAGTCCCTGCGTCTCGTGAGATCAACGGTATCGCGCTGTCGAGCGTCGTTACCCCGATAGGCGTTGTTTACCTGTATCTCGGTGAATACCTGCCCAGTGGTACTGCGCTGCTGCTGAACCTCGACGTTCTTGCCCCTGTGTTCCAGCCCGTTCCCGGCAAGGGCAACTTCTTCCTTGAAGAGCTTGCTAAGACCGGCGCGGGTCAGAAATACCAGCTCTTTGGTCAGATCGGCCTCGATCATGGCCCCGAGTGGTATCACGGCAAGTTTACCGGCATTTCGACCTCGTTTACCGCACCTACTTACAGCCGCAGCGTATTTGTTGCGAATGCAGCTGATTTCAAAACCACTAGCTCTGCCAGTGGCTGATAAAAACGTTTAATCGAAAGGAGTGGACAGCATGACGGAAACTGAAAAACTGGCAATGGTTAAAGCTATGACCGGCGAGACGGATGAAAGCGTTCTGCCCACTTACCTTAAAATTGCCGGGGATAAGGTTTGTAGGAAAGCATATCCCTTTACGTTTGCTACGCAGAATGTGCCTGAGCGCTATGAGTATGTTCAGGTCGAGATCGCAGTTTATCTAATCAACAAACGTGGTGCAGAAGGGGAGACGGCACATAGTGAAAATGGAATATCGCGCACTTATGACAATGCCGATATCCCTTCTGCGCTGTTGAGAGATGTTGTGCCTTTTGCGTCCACCCTTGGAGGTGACGCATGAAAATATTAGAGCGAAACAAAATGGCGTTTTGGTATCAGCTTTATGACCGCAAGGAAATCGTTGAGGATGAATACGGCAACGAAACCGGTGGCTCAAGGTTGATTTACAAACCCGCCGTTAAGTTAAGAGCTAATGTTTCGTCGGCTACAGGCACGGCACAGATAGAACAGTTCGGCAATTTCGCGGGTTATGACAAGGTGATCGTTACCGACGACCTGACTTGTCTGATTGACGAAAACTCGGTTTTGTTTGTTGATAAGCTGCCTGAATACAGTGAGGACGGCACTCCACTTTATGACTACGTTGTAAAGCGCGTTGCAAAATCGCTTAATGCCATTGCGTATGCAATTCAAAAGGTGAATGTGTCGTGAAAAAGGTCGTTGTACCGCTGTCTAATGCCGGTATTGCGGAGCTGATAAAAAGCGCGAACGAATACAACGTATGGCTCAAAGAGCGCTCAAACGAGTTTCTGAGGCGTTTGGCGAAAATGGGTTACAACTCGGCGAGCGCTAAGTTCGGCACTGCGATCTATGACGGCACGAATGATGTTGTGGTGAAGATCGAAGAACGAGACAGAAACACTATGGCAATAGTCGCTACGGGCACGGCAACGCTGTTTATAGAGTTCGGTACAGGCGTTACTTATCCCGACAATCATCCGCAAGCGGGTAAGCTGGGTATGGCTCGCGGCGAGTACGGTGATGGTCACGGCAAGCAATCATCATGGGGCTATTACGGTGAACCCGGCTCTAACGGCATCGTCAGAGAAAAGCCCGACGGCAGCACCGTTGTTATTACGCAAGGCAATCCGGCAAATATGCCGATGTATGAAACGGTAAAGGAATTGGAAGCAAGCTTAACTGCTTTGGCAAAGGAAGTGTTTAAATGATCGACATTGAAAATCAGATATACACGCCGATAGCCAAAGCGCTTAGAAACAAATTCTCTGGCATTATCGTAAGCGGCGAATATATAAACGCTCCGCCTGATTTCCCTTATGTGAGCATTGTCGAGCAGGACAATTACACGACACAGGCGCACATGGACAGCGGTAGTGTTGAGTTTTCGACGCTGATGTATGAGGTGAACGTTTATTCCAACAAAAGCGTTGGTAAAAAAGCGGCTTGCCGCGAGATCATAACGTTCATCGATAATTTGATGTATTCAAAGAATTTTAGGCGAATATCACTTTCGCCCGTTCCAAATATGGAAAATGCGACAATTTACCGACTCGTTGCCCGATACAAGGCAGAAACGGACGGTACTAATCTTTATAGGAGGTAAATCATGGCGATAAGTACATATAAAGTCTTTCTGATGAAGAAAGGTGACACAGGTGATACCTGGTCGAAGCTTGTTGATATCAAAGAGTTCCCCGATCTCGGTGGCGAGCCCGAAATGCTCGAAACCACTACTCTGAGTGACAACATGCAGACTTATATTGCAGGCATTCAGTCTCTTGATGGCCTGTCGTTCTCCGCAAATTACGACATGGCCACTTTCAAGACGCTCAAGGCTCTTGAAGGTAAGAAAGCCAGCTATGCGGTATGGTTTGGCGGCACGGAGGTTTCCGGCGCTGTTACCCCAGACGGTTCTAACGGCAAGTTTAGCTTTGACGGCGAGCTTTCTGTTTATCCCGTCGGCGGCGGCGTAAATGAAGTTGTGGGCATGACTATTACCATCGCGCCGTCTACACCTATTGCTTTTTCTGACACCTGATTACAAGCCAAATTGATAAGGAGGATTTATCATGGCAAAACAGCTTACTATTAACGATCCTGTTTCCGGCGTTACATATACACTGGAATTTACTCGAAAGACAATCGAGCTCATGGAGAAAAACGGCTTTGTGGCTGCTGACATGGAGCGTAAGCCTATAACGCTTCTTCCCGCGCTTTTTGCGGGTGCGTTTCTTGCACATCATCGTTTTGTTAAGCGTGATGTGATTGACGCAATTTATGCAAAGCTGAACCACAAGGACGAGCTTATAGGCGCACTTGTGGAGATGTACAACGAGCCGCTTATGGCGCTGCTTGACGAGCCCGAGCAGGAGAACGATGAGGGAAACCTGAGCTGGAAGGCTGGCTGGTAAGCGGCCATTCTTCCGTAAACGTGGGGGGTGGAGGCGAACGAAGCCCCATCCCCCGTTTTGCTTACACAGACAAATTTTATGAGCTTTTTCCGTATTACCTGTCTATAGGCATGACCTATGAGCAGTATTGGGAGCAAGATTGCGATTTAGTTAAGTATTACCGCCGTGCAGCGCAGATAAAACAGGATTTGAAAAATCAAGATGCGTGGTTGCAGGGCGCTTATTTTTACGAGGCATTGATCGACGTTGCTCCTATATTGCGAGCGTTTGCGAAGAAAGGCACTAAGCCTACGCCGTATGCAAATCAGCCTTATGAGCTGTTTAGCAGGAACGATGAAACGCGCAAGAAACAGGTGGTTGAAAAGAGGCAGGACGAAAAGGCAAAAGCGTTTATGCAGGCATTTATGATGTCAAATAACAAGAAATTTAAAGAAGAAGGTGGTGTAACGGATGGCTGATAATGTAGAAATTCAGGGCTTGGAGTTCGAGATAGTCAATGACAGCAAAGATACGGTCAAAGGCTTGGAAGCTCTGATAGATACACTCAAGGCATTGAAAACCGCTACATCAGGCGGCACGGGCGGACTTAGCAAGACTGCTGATAGCATTAGAAAATTAAACGATGCTTTAAAGGGCTTTAGTCAGTCGGATGCAGCAAGTAAGATTTCATCTTTGGCAGGTGCGCTCAATGTGCTTAAGAGCGTTGGAAAGGTTACTATATCATCTTCTATTGCCAACCAGATAAAGGCGATAAACGCTGCTTTAGCCGGTGTTAACGAAAGTACAAAAGATAAGCTTGTCGGCCTCGCGGACGGCCTCAGGCCGCTTTCCGAGCTTGGAAAATCGAAACTGACTACATTTATTAATCAATTAAAAAAGCTCCCCGAAGTCGTCGGAGAGCTTGAAAAAGTTGATCTTGATAAATTCACGCGGCAAATGTCGGAGCTGGCTACGGCTATGAAGCCACTGGCTGATGAGATGCAAAAGGTATCTAACGGTTTCTCGGCGTTTCCATCGAAAATTCAAAAACTTATCTCGTCCAGCGAAAAGGGCAAGAAAAGCGTTGGCAAATTCGGCAAAGCGGCAGGGCTTCTCAAATTGGGCGGCGTTGCTTTATCGCTGCGTACGGTGTCGAATTTGATAAGCTCGGCTATTACAGAGTCGAATAAATATCAGGAAGACTTAAACCTCTTCACTGCATCAATGGGCAAATATGCCGAACAAGCAAAGAAATACGCCGAGACTGTATCTGAGGTCATGGGTATTGACCCTGCCGAGTGGATGCGCAATCAGGGTATATTCAACACGCTCTTAGAGGGCTTTGGTTCTGTTTCAGATCGAGCATACACGATGAGCAAGAACCTGACGCAATTAGGCTATGATATAAGTTCGTTCTTTAATATAAGCGTTGAAGATGCAATGTTAAAATTGCAGTCCGGCATTTCCGGCGAGCTTGAGCCGCTACGTAGGTTGGGCTATGACCTGTCTCAGGCACGTTTGCAGCAGACGGCGTATACACTGGGTATCAATGAAAGTGTATCGGCAATGACTCAGGCCGAGAAAGCCGAGCTACGTTATTACGCCATTATGACACAGGTAACGACTGCACAGGGTGATATGGCACGTTCGCTTGAAGCTCCGGCTAATCAGCTCAGAATATTGCAGGCGCAGTTTACTATGTGCGCGAGAGCAATAGGCGATATCTTTATCCCGATGCTCAACGCGATACTCCCCGTGGCGATTGCTATTTTGAGGGTTATAAGAGAAATAGCAAATGCTATAGCAAGTTTGTTCGGATTTAAGTTGACGGACATTGATTATTCCGGCCTTGATAATGCAGCAGGCGGCGCTGGCGCTCTTGAGGACAATCTTGAAGGTGCTGGCGACGCTGCAAAAAAGCTTAAACAGTACACTGCCGGTTTTGACGAGCTGAATGTATTCAAGCCGGAAGACAAATCATCTTCCGGCAGCGGTGCAGGCGGCGGTGGCGGTGGCTTTGAATTTGAATTGCCTGAGTATGATTTTCTCAGTGATGCGATTGAAATGAAAATCGATAAACTGAAAAACATCATTGAGGAAGCCCTTGCGCAGTTATTCATTATTATATCAGGAGCTTCACTTGTAGTTGGTGCGCTTCTAACACTTAGCGGTGCAAATATACCTCTTGGCTTGGGGCTCATGGCGGCTGGCGCTGCTGGCTTAGTTGTTGCGGTTAAACTGAATTGGAATAGCATGACCGACGGAATTGCAAATACGTTAGCTTTAATTCTTGGTGTGGTTGGCGGCGCATTGCTTGCACTGGGAGCAATCTTGACATTTTCAGGGGCAAACATTCCTTTAGGTATTGCTCTTATGGCAATTGGTGCTGCTGCACTCGTAACTGCGGCAATTATCAATTGGAAAAAGAGCACGGATCATATTAGAGATGCCCTAACCACAATTAAAGGCATTGTACTTGGTGCACTTATAGCGGTTGGCGCATTGTTAGCCTTATCGGGCGTAAATGTGCCTTTAGGCATAGCGCTCATAGCAGCTGGTGCAATAGGCATTGCAACAAACGCGCTCATGAATTGGGACAAGTTGCCTCAAAAAGTGAAGGATGTAATAGCAATTATAACCGCTGCTGTATCGTTAGCGTTTATAACTGTTGGCGCAATTTTGGCTTTTTCGGGCATTAACCTGCCTATAGGTCTTGCGCTTTTGGCAGCTGGTGCATTGACTATGGCTACAGCTGTTGTACCGAATTGGGATAAACTATCGGACAATATAAAAGGCGTTATTGCAGAGATAACAGCAGCAGTATCAATTGCGTTTATAGCGTTCGGCGCGCTCTTGGCGTTCTCGGGTACTAACATACCTATCGGCCTTGCGCTCTTGGCTACCGGTGCATTAATGATGGCAAGCTCGGTTGAACCTAAATGGAACGAGATACCTGAAGAGGTCAGGAAAACAATTACCAAAATCACACGCATAGTCGGAGGGGCTTTATTGGCGCTTGGCGTTATATTGCTGCTTACGGGCGTTGGCGCAGGGCTCGGAATAGGTCTTATTATGGCAGGGGCTGCGTCGTTGGCTACTTATGTTGCGTTAGACTGGGATTTCTTAACCAAAAAGGTAGAAAAAACTCTTAAATCTGTAGAAGATACATTTAAGAAAAAGTGGGAAAATATCAAAACCGACACAAAAGAAAAGTGGGATGATATTAAAACCTCGCTTTCCAATACTTGGGATAACATAAAAACTACAGCAAGTAATACTTGGAATGGTATTAAAACCACTATTTCAATGGCGTGGGGCAACGTCAGTACTGATACCTCCACTAAATGGGACAATATTAAGACTTCGCTTTCAAACACGTGGGATAACATCAAAACGCGAGCAAGCACTACGTGGGAAAATTTAAAAACTACTATTAGCGGTGCATGGAATAATATCAGTATTGATACCACATCAAAATGGGATATTATTAAGTCTTCGCTTTCCGGAGTGTGGGATACGATTAAATCTACTGCGAGCTCGGTTTTTGGCAGTGTTAATACTGCTATCACAAATGCATGGAATAACACAAAAACTAACACAAGTGCTGTATGGAATAATGTTAAGTCTTTTCTTTCTGGTGCTTGGAATGGAATTAAGTCTAATGCGACTTCAATATTCAATTCCATGAAAGAAATGATTTGCAGTATTTGGGATGCATTAAAAACTCATATTTCAAATGTTGTAGACTCCATTATCGGCTTTGTGAACAAAATGAAAAGCATTGTTTCTGCCGGTGTGAGTGCAGTAAAAGGGGCGTTCACCAGCGCTGTAGCCGCGGCACAGAGTGCTGTTAGTGCGATAGGAAGCGCTTTGTCCAGTATTGGTAGTGCCATATCAAACGGCCTTTCAAATGCCGCATCTTCAATTGGCAGTGCGCTTGGATTTGCAGAGGGCGGTTTTCCGAACGAAGGGCAGTTATTTATTGCTCGTGAGTCCGGCGCTGAGATGGTCGGCACAATGGGACGCAGAACGGCGGTAGCCAACAACGACCAGATTGTAGAGGGCATATCAGCCGGTGTTACTAATGCAAATGACGGCGTTATCGCTGCAATATATTCGCTTATCAACGTGGTTGAGTCTAAGGATATGGACGTTTATATCGGCGATGACGCGATAGGCCATTCTTATGATCGATACAATCAGAGCAGAGGCCGCAGAGTCAATGTTGGTGCGTTTGCAAACGCTTATTAAGGAGGCGTGAGGATATGAACAGCTTTATAAAAATCAACGGCAAGGCATATCCCACGCCTCGACGGGGGCTGAATTTAATGGTCGCCACTATTGTTGACTCAGCCCGAAACGCAAATGCAGTCGTTGTCGGTCAGGTGGTAGGCCGCGAGCAGCAGAAGATAAACAACCTTGAATGGGGTTATCTTACCGCTGCTCAATGGTCGGCTATATTGAAGGAGTTTAGCCGATTTTATGTGACTGTGAGCTATCCCGATATGGTAAATAATCGCTGGACAACGCGAAAAATGTACCCCGGTGACCGCACAGCCGAGCCGCTTCATCTTGACCCGAAAACCGGCTTGCCGCTGGATTATATCAATTGTAAAGTCAATCTTATCGATTGCGGCGAGCCGTTCTAAGGAGGTGTAGACCGTGAAGCAGGTAAGCGATGCTTACAAGTTGAGCATGAGGTCTATGCTCAGAAACCGTTCGTATGTGAAAGTCGCGTTTTCAAACGTCGACGTAGCGGCAGCAACAGACGGCGAGTGGGAGAGCAACGGTGCACAGGGATATTCGGAATTTGACACGATAGATTACGAATATGACTATGAAGAAACCTATGCGACGTTGGAGTTGAACAGGTGGGGGCTTGACGGCTCTCAAATCATTCTGGTATCGAACACGGGCAATACGCGGCAAGACGGCTTTACATCTACGCTTATAAGTAATGCAAACGGCGAGTTTACCACAAGCGCAGTGCTGACAAGGGAGTTTACCGTCCCTCACACGTTCGCCGGGCTTACGTTTATTTTTGATACGCGTACTAAAGAGTGGCCGCTTGAGATTACCGCAAAGTTTTATCTTAATAATGAAGTGGTCGAAAATAAAACAATAAGTGTAACTGACACCGAGTCAGCTTTTGAGGCTCGCGTAGCCTCGTGTGACAAGATCGAACTCGTGTTTGGTAATATGCTTCCTTATCGCCGCCCACGTTTGGAGCGTATCATGTATGGCATTGAAAAGACGTTTACAAACAGCGATATCGTATCAACGAAGCAGTCGCACGATGTAGACCCCTTGAGCCGCAGACTGCCAAAAGAGACCATGCAGTTTGCGATACTGGATTACGAGCATAAATACGATCCTGACAATCCTACAGGCATGTACGCCTATGTCGACAAAAACTCACCGGTAACCATAAGCTTCGGCTACGAGCTGCCGGACGGAAATGTCGAGTGGACTAAGGGCGACAAGTACATTTTGAACAGCAAGCCCAAAGCCTCGAAAAATCAGGCTACGTTTACCGGCACAGGGCTTATCGGCAGCTTAACGGGCAGCTTTTATAAGAGCAAGTTAGGCGAAAAGACCTTTTACGACATGGCAGAGGAAGTGCTGCTGGATGCAGACCTGACGCTTACCGAGCTCGGAACACATCCCTGGGTGATAGACCCCGCACTGAAGCAGATGAAAACCACTGCCGCGCTTCCTATCGACACGCACATGAATTGCTTGCAGCTTATAGCCCACGCTTGCCGCTGCCGCCTGTTCACCGATGACGATAATATCATACACATTAAGCCGTTCGGCGTAACGATCATCGGCATATACAACGGTACATGGTCGGATAACGGCCATATGTGGTTCAGCGAGTGGAACAGCGTTGATAAAGGCAACAAGACGGATAACACATATATCACGCTTGAGCTCAATCGTTGGGCGCTTGACGGCGGAGAAGAACAGGTGCTTATCGAAAGTGAGGACGCGTCGGGGCGCGGCTATGTAAGCCAGAGCATGTCGGACGGCAGCGGAGATTACGACACAGCGCCGGTGTTTACTAAGGAGTTCGACGTATCGCATGATCTGCCGGTGCTCACGCTGTGCTTTGATACGCCGATAGACGAATATCCCTCGTCGGTGCAAGTCAAGTATTACAGCGGCGATACGTTGCTTGATACCAAAGTCGTAAGCGGTATAACGTCTGCTGAGACGGTCATCACGAGCTCGCTTGCGTTTGACTGCACAAAGTTCGAGGTCACTGTTCTCGGCGGTTTACCTTATCGCCGAGCGCGAGTGAGCAAGGTCTATTACCGCGAAACGGATTATACGTTGGACTTCACTACGATATCCGAAGACAGTCAAACGCTGTCAAAAATCGATCAGCTCAAGACCGTTACCGTCGCAAAATACGCTTACACGGCCAGCGGCGACAGTAGTGTACTATTTGAAGGAACGACCGCCGAGACCAACCTACATATTGAGTTCTCAGGTCTTGCAGCGGATGTACAAATCACGGTTACCGGCGGTACGCTTGTATCTTCCGATATATATGCGCGAGCTGCCGACTTGGTGTTATCCTCCGGCACCAAAACCGTGACCATAACAGGTAAAACTTTGTCTGAAAACTCGGTGGTCGTTTCTTACCCCGTGAATTTGGACGGAGAAACCGATAAGGAGACAAATCCTCTCATAACCAACGACGATATGTGCGCCGCGCTTGCCGAGCACGTCAAAAAGTATCTTACAATGCGCAACACTTACGATGCGACGTATCGCGGCAATCCCGAGCTCGAAGTCGGCGACATTATAGGCTTGCAGACCATGTACACCGACGAGATGGACGCGCTCGTGCTGGTTGATGAGATAACATTTAACGGCTCTCTGAGCGGAAAGGTAAAGGTGAAAGCTTTGATATGAGTGTGATCGACAACCTTATATATGACCGCACACAAGCCGATGTAGGCCGCGTTTACGAGTTGAAAGGAAAGATACTCGCCGGAGGGCTTAATGCTTTGACTGACGCGGAGAAAACGGAGTATATGGCCGGTATGAAAGGCGCGTATAACTACACCGACTTAAACCGCGTCGGACAGGCCGTTTCGTATATCGCGCAGCAAATGAAGACGCTGCCGCAGAGAGTGGCGGCATACAGCGCGGCGAGAGGCGGCGGCAATGATGTTACTGTTGTTCTGCCGTATGACCCCGAAAGTATCACGGTCAGCCCCAAGACCGATTGGACGGTCACGGACATACCGATGCAGGCGGCAATGGAAACATACCTTGCTAACCTTGCCGAGCTGCGAGGGCAGCTTACATTGCCGATCGACGCGCCTACAGTGCCGACGAGCATGCGCAATCTCACTTTTTCGGCCGCGAATGACATTGAGTATCTGCTCTATCTCATAAACGCGGCGCTCGTCGAACTGGAACAGTCATTGTATGACGAGATAGACAAAACAGTTGCCGCATTTGAATACGTTAATCTGTATTATTGCGGAGAATAGGAGGAGAGCATTTGAAAAACACCGTAATCAAAGGCGACGGCACGTCGAGGAAGCTAAAAGCGCCCTCGTCGCTGCCTGAGAGCTTTTCGGAATGGCGAACACAGTTGCTTGCAGGAAATGCAACGCTGGATATCGCACTGAACCCTGACGGATGCGAGACTGTCGGAACGCCGCTATCAAAATCCAATTTGCTGACGGACGAGACCAAAACGGTTTTGGGGCTTACGAGCGACGATCCGACGATCAATGAAGCACTCAAGCTTCTCGGAAACGCTCAGCCCATCATCGCATCCACGCCGCCGACGACATCGACCGTCGGTGTTGTCGGCCAGGAGTACATCGACACGGCGGCAAAGCTTGTTTATCACTGCACAGCGGCGGCGGCTACGGGGTATACGTGGGAGGTGTATTCCGCAGGCCGGTCGACGAAAGTGAACACCACGCTGTATGCGTCGAGCTGGAGTACGGCAAAGAAATACACCGTCAGTAACGCGAACATCACGGCGACATCGGCGGTCGAGCTTCTGCCGAGAGAAAACAACGGGATAACACAGGCGCAGATGGAGGCGCTGTCGGGCGCTATGATCGTCGGCGGCACACAGGCGGCAGGGAGCATCCAGCTCGTCGCGCTGGGCGATAAGCCGACAATGGATATCCCGGTGACATTAATAATCAGGAGGGATTTGTAATGCCTCTTATTAATCACGCAGGCGGCGGCGGAGGCACACCGCAGCTGTGCGGACAGGTGGAGAACTTCAAAGCCGGTTTAGGCAATCTAAGCGCAATTCTATCGTGGACAGCGCCCAGCCCCGACGAGGACAACAGCTTTGTCGGCGCTCGCATCGTGCGCAAGACCGGCTCTGCGCCTACGGGCATCAACGACGGCACGGTCGTTTATGAGGGCACAGCACTGACCTACACCGACACCGGTCTGACCGCCGGAACAACGTATTACTATCGCGCTTTCGCCTATAACGCGAAAAAAAAATATCAGACTGCGTACAGGGTCGTAAGCGCGACGGCTACGGCGATCAACCCCGACTTTGCGTCCAACACGTGGGAGCAGATAATAGCGGCATGTCAAAGCGGCAGCGTACCCGACACGTGGGTCGCAGGCGACAACAAGACTATGACGTTAGACGGCGCAGACTATCTGGTCGATATCATCGGCAAAGGCCACGACACCTACGCCGCAGGCGGAACAGCGCCGCTGACTTTCCAGCTGCACGACTGCCTTAACACCAAACATGCATGGCAGGCAACATGGGACGACCTCATTACAAAACTGCCGGAGAGCATACAGAATGCCGTAAAACCCGTCAGCAAGACGATAAACAACGAAAGTGTTTCCCCGAAGCTTTTCAGCCTTACGGAAAATGAGGTGTTCGGAACCAACGAGAAGGCAACATACGTCGAGGGCACACAGTACACCTACTACGCCGCCGGAAACAGCAAGAAAAAGAAAATAAACGGCGAAGTTAGTGCTTGGTGGTTGGGTTCAAAGAGTGACCTTCCCACCAATGGCCGATGCTGCGTAACTCAATACGGCAACATCTCCACCGCCACTTACTCCATTAGTCTTGGCATTGCCTTTGCGTTCTGTTTTTAATCCAGGAGGTGTAATCAATGTACGCAATAAAAGTAGACAACGAAATCGCCGGATATTCCGACAGCTTCGTATATATCCGGTTGCACACAAACGGCTGCTATGTGCTGTGCAATGAAGCGGAGGCTGAGGGCATATGCGCAAAGGTGGCAAGGGAATACACCGACGCGGAGACCGGCGAAACGGTAACGCAGATAGCCGACACCGTATTCCGGCTTACCGATGACGGCCTGCACGGCACTGAGCCGAAGTGCGAGATAGAAACGGTAAACGGCGCACAGGTCGTAGCGGACAAGGACAGCGAGCTAAAAAACGCCGTGAGCACCGGCGACCTTGAGGCGGCATACAAGGAAGGAGTCAACAGCGTATGACAAAGACAGAGGCCATGACCAAAATGAAGGAAAAGGGCGCGGACGATGCGCTCAATCTGCGCGGACGCGCAAGCACGATGGACGGCACGGCGATAATCGCGGAGGAAAGCAAAGTGCCCGATTTCGACGCGCAGAAGGATTACAGCGCATGTCCTGCCGGTACGCCGGTTGCGGACGAAGGGCAGGTGTGGACGCTTATACAGCCGCACAACGCCGCGAATTATCAGGGCAGACCGTCAACGCTTCGCGCTCTGTGGGGGCTGTGTCACACTACAGACCCGGCAAAGGCTAAAGCATGGGTAGCCCCTCTCGGAACGAGCGGCATGTACATGACCGGCGAATGCTACAAGGACGCTTCCGGCAAGGTACACAGGTGCTTGCAGGATAATGTTGTACACGATGCGTCGGCGCTGCCGAGCGCGTGGGAGGATGCGTAGCTTGTGACCGGCATTAATGCCGTTTGCAATACTGCCCCCTGCCGTTCGGGGGCTTATA